ATTTTCTACCATGGCTAACAATGCTGGTGCATCTGGTGACTCTTCCATTACTTGTTGAAATTTATTAGTCCATCCTCTTAATGCATCATCATTCTTAGCCCACCACTCTGACACTTCCATTCCACCTTTTATAACTTCATCATTGTATTGTTTACCTAATCCTGCAAGAACAACATCTTTGTCTACACTTCTACCTCCAACACCAACACCCTTGCTTCCTGCTACAAACAAATCTGTTTTGTACATAATATAAGCATTGAGTATTCCTGAAAAATACCTACCAGCACCTTTTGCATCTGGATTAAATTTAAGTTCCGAATACATTTCATTAGCAGTAGTTTCAATGTCTTCTAATAATTCTTTTTGTTGGTCTTCTGTAATATCTCCTTGTGCTAATAATTGTCTAATAGCTAATACAGATATTTCGTATGCTTCATCTATATCTTCTGTTAATGCATACTTTGGAGAGTATTTATTTTCCATACTTCCTAACAATGCCATTCTGTAGTAGTCACCTACATTTGCTGTAATTCCTTGTGCGTATAATCCATCTCTGCTTATTACTGCATCTTGTAAAACTTCACTTCTGTTAAAAAATTGTGGTACTGTTACATCTCTGCCAAATACTTCTATTGCACCTTGTTCTTCTGTAAGAGGTGCTGCTAATAATTCATTTACTGTTCTGTAAAATATTTCTGATTTTTCATTAAATGTTAATTCTCTTTTTACACCATCAGTAACTACTTGTAAATTTTTGTTGTATATATCTGGTGCGGCTTGTAATACAGCACCTAAATTAGTTTTATTATCTTCTTCTATTTGTTTGTAATCAACACCTATTTCTCCTAAATACTCTAATGCAGACTCACTAGGTGCATATCTTATAAAATCATTTTTAATACCTGGATTATTTTCGTAACCACCACCAACAATAGCTTGTCCTGTTGCACCAACTAAAGCACCTAATAAAGCACCTGCACCTGCACCAGCGACAGTACCTAATGGTCCTCCAGCAGTACCTGCTGTTGCACCTAATTTAGCACCAGCAATAGCACCTGCTGTACCAGATAAACCATAACCTTTTACATATGCTTCTAAACCTGCTTGTGCTTTTACTGTCCATGGTAATTTTTTTTGTTCTCCTTGTTCTCCTGGGTAACTTCTAAAACTTCTTGCACCAGATGTATCACCTCTTTTTTTTAATATACGATCTGCTGCTGCTTCATACTCAATACCCATAGCTGGACCAAATATACCTTGCACAGGGTAAGTAATTGACTCTAATGCTAGTAACGCACCATTCCACAACAAACTAGAAATATTAGTTCCTGGATATCTAGCATCTAAACCTTTTCTTACTAATGAGGCTACCTTTAATGGATTTCTAAAATCTGATGCTAATGCAGATTTTACAAAAGAAGTATGTTCTTTTGCTTCTGTTGGCACATAACCACTATATTTTCTGTAATCGTTGCTATTAGTTGTTTTATATATATTGTAATAATCAGTATTAGTAGCACCTTCACTAGCTAATGCTGCTAATAAATTTTCATCTTCTCTAGGATTAAATTTTTCTAGTTCATAATATCTTTGACTTAATGCATTAGTGTCTACAGTTACTTCTTCATTGTTTTGAAATTGACTAAGTGCTTCTCTTTCATTTTTTGCGTTAAGCCAATCTTCACTCCACTTAGTGAAATAACTCATAACAACCTGTTTTTAATTGATCTATGTGGATATTTTTCTAATATTATATTTTTTAATACTTCTACCCTGTTAGTTTCTGGATTAAATATTTGTGATGTATCTGTTATTGTATTGCCTGGTTGATTTGGTAATTGTGTAGGTGATTCAAATAATTGGTCTCCTGACAAAACTGGTAAATTATTTACATTTGGCATACCACCTGTTGCAGCTACTTCTTGTGCTAATGGTCCACCAACTGCATCTATCTGTCCTTGTATATCTGCTGTTTGTCTATAAGGGTCTCCTTCAGCTCTTGGTGGTGCAACTATGTCTGCATATGCACCATCAACTTTCATGTCTGTACTTTTTTTTAAGTTACTTGGTTTTCTTACCACTTATCCTCCTCTGGATTTTCTATTTCAAAACCTAAAGATAAACTTATCCATACACCAGGTATTGGTGTAGGTAAAAACATATTACCTAATGGTACATCTGCTTGTGATATAAAATCTCTTTGTATAACTGGGTCAACATCATCTAATGTTATATTCCAATCTTCTTGATTTATTATATCGTAAAACTTTTTATTAATATCAGGCAACTGGACCACCACCTGCTAATCCTGCTAATACACTGGCTATGTCAGGTTCAGCTACTGGACCTGCTGGTAATCCTTGTGCTTGTTGTTGTGCTAATAACATTTCCTCTTCTGTCATAGCTGGTTCTTCTGGAGTATAAAACTTATCCATAATTTTTGTCATGTTCTGTGGATTTTTTCTAATCTCTATAGCTGCCATTGTAGCTTTAGGATCTCCTTGTGCAGCTTGTGCCATAAGTGATTCAAACAATACTGTCTCTGCTTTTTCCGCAGATATTCTTTGTTGTATCTTAGTTATGTTATCTAAGCCATCCATATTTTCTTGTAATGTTTGTGTATCAATTATGCCCTGTTGTTTTAATTGCAACCCTGTGATAATTTTCTGTGGCTCATCAAACCCTGCCATAACACCATAGACTCTTCTTGTTGTATAATATTCTTTTATGTCAGCAGAAGGTGTGTAGTTTTCTCTATACGCTGTACTATTATGAAAACCAGCTATTGGTTTTCTTGTGTCACCAAATACTACTTCATCATACTCTAATCTTTTTGCATCTAATTCTTCCAATGCATTTGCTAATACAGATTGATATTCTCTAACATGCAGTGATGCAGACTGTCCTAGTTCTTCTAGTCCTCTACCTGTAACAAATGCGTTAGGAGATTGTCCATCATCTGATACTGGATATGCAGCACCGAGTCGCAAGTGTCGTTCAAGTCTATCTACTTGTTGAAATAATTGGTAAGGTAGATTGTTGACTGGCTTTGACACTTGCGAACCAGGTGTTAAATAGTTAACAGCAAATCTGCCTTTTCTATATTTTCCTGATTCAATCTCACCAATAATATTTGTTTCTGTAAACACTGCATCTTCCATAGCAATAGTTCCAAGTATGTTAATCTTTGCCATATTTGCCATGAGACCTGTAATGTGTTGAAACTGTGATTGCATTTGGTCAAAGCTGTATCTTTTAGCTATAACAAAACATGGACCAGAACTTAATGGGTTAGGCATAAAATCTATAGTTTTTTTATTTTCTGGAAGATATACATATGTACCATCTTCGTTCATGTATTCAACTACAACTTTGCCATGACCTGTAGAGTTAGCCCAACTACCTGATTTATCTGAACCATCTATAATTGCAGAATATGGATTTTGAAATCCATCATTGTTTTCATATGCGTATATGTATGGTTTAGCTTCTGGGTATTGGTCTGCTAATACATTGTGTGGAACTCTAGTAATTATTGCAAGTTCTTTAGGTTGTTGATCGTTACCAAAATATCCTGGATAACAACTAAATGGGTCTCTTAATTCTGCGTATGGATATGCGTTGCCATCTTTATCTCTTTTGTGTTTTACAACCCATACAACAAAACCATAACCTGGCAACCATCTACCAACTTGTGGTAACTGCATATGCAACTTTTGATTCTTGTCATATGCCAATACTATTCGTTCTAGTTTTTCAGATTTTTTCTTTGCTCTTTCTGAATCTTTTTGATTAACTATATCTACTTTTAAATCTGGACTTCTACCTAATTTTTGTGCAAATCTTTCTAATGCGGTTAAAAATAAATTAGGTGCTGGTAATTCGTGATATTCTACATTCATTGTTTTACCAAGTAATGCTTGTACTCCAGCTTCACCACCATTCATTATGTCTCTGATTCTAGCCCTATCAATCATTGAATCTTGATTAATAACTCTTAGGTAATCTATCCTGTCGTATATTTTGTCGCTGTCTAACACTTAGTTAACTCCAATTATCTATATCCATATTACTTGAATTATAGCCTGTAAAACTAGGATTGTATTCATATCCTAACTCTGCAAATTTTTCTTTTTGCATTCTTCTTATAGCTCTCATTGGAAACCAACTAGCCATAACTATGTCTGTTTTTGTACCTACACTTTTGCTTTTGTTTTTAGCAGAAGAGAAGTACACTAACTGACTTGTATATAAGTTTACCTTTTCTTGTGCTTCAAAGCTAAGGTATGGTAAAGAAATTATTTTTTCTTGAAACATAGGTCTCATAGCTGTTACACCATATACTGGGTCAAACTTATTTTTGTAAGTCTCATGTCCTTCCAAAAATATACCATGACTAGATGAAAACTCTCTTATGCTTTTATCTTGTCTAATAGCTTTTTGGAAACCATTTTCTTCTATAACCCAATGTGATAAATTATATTTACCCCACCACTCTTTTATTATTTCTAGTGCTTGTGGAATACCACCACCAAGACTGTTGTTCATATCTACCATATACAATTTGTTTGCATCCATATTATATGCCCACAAAAATGCTGCTTGATAACCTGTAGATGCAGGGTCTAATCCTGCTATTAAACGAATCCCTGATGGTATATGTCCTATGTCTCTTTTTTGGTCACGACATTCTTCTATCTCTACTCTGTCAAACAAAGCAAGTCCATCTGGCATAGCAACATTAAGATACACCATTTCGTATATAGCTCTACCACCTGTAGTTTCTGCTGCTCTCTTCCTATCCATTAACCATTTGTATGTTCTTTTACCTGTCCACAACATACAGTCACTGTGTTCTGTTTCATCCCAGTCAGGTAATGTACAAGCTGTATCATGTGCTTCTTCTACAATAGTTTTCCAAGATTCATTTTCTAACAAGTGTGAATACAAGTCATCATAGTGTTGCCTAGAACCAATAACTACCATAGCGGTATGTTCCTCTTTACGACTTGACAATGTTGTAGTCCACCAGTTTCTGGTGTTTTCTCTTGATGCTGGTTGCATAGTAGAACTGTGATCTTCAATGTCATCAGCAATAATAATATCGCAGTCTCTTGACAGTATCTTACCACCACGACCAATGCCTACCATTGTCGGTGATTTAATACCTGTAACTGTTCTAGTACCTACAGTAAACTCTGTAGATGACCACGCTTTACCACTTCTGTTTTGTGGTTTAAATTTAGGTCCTGGTCCACATATTTCTTCTATTAATAATTCATTGTTTTCTAATTGATCCATAACAGAACTACAAGAGTTTTTAGCAATATCTTCATTACCACCTACCCACAAAATTCTTATGTTAGGTGTTTTACATATAAGCCACACAACAAAATGTATAAGCAAATCTGTTTTGCCATGTCGTGGTGGTGACAATATCATTTGTTGTTCACCTTTATCTATTGCTTCTAATATTGACTCAATCCATCTAATGTGAAACTCTGGTGTTTCATATGGTACGCCTTGTTCTGTTTCAAAATACCTATCTCTAAAATCTTTAAAATCTTGTAATGATTTTTCTGCAACTTGTGGTATTTCCCAATTTTTTTGTTTTATCTCTGTTTCTGTATCTTCTACCCATGCATTGTATGCCATAGACACAGAAGCTACAGATGTGTCTAACACTTTAGCTACTTCTGACATAGTTATTTTCTTTTCTAATATTTGTTGTGCGTAACCAGATTCTTTTATGTCAGTATATATTTTTCCTCTACGCTTTCTTACATTGTTTTGACTTGGTATATTAACAACATCATCTTTTTGTTCCCACTCAATACCTTTTGCTTTTGCCCTTTTCTTTTGTTGTGCAATTCTATTTCTACAACGACTACTACAGTATTTACTTGATTTGGGTGGCAAAGGTCGCATACAACCTGCTGCGTAACATATTTTTTTATTTGTCATATTTATTGCACTCTTTATTTTTACAAACTAATTTAGGGTACTCATCATTTTCTCCATACACTAAGGACAAAATTTTTTCACATCTTGGACATGGAACGCCCCAATATCCCATAACTTACTTCTTTTTCTTCCAACCACGCTTCATTTCAGCATAAGCCTTTTTGGATATAGTTGAATTTTTTTTAGACCTAGAAGTACCTGCTTGTTGCCTTCTATGTATGTTTCCAACTAAGCTATTTTTACCTGAACTATGAGGCATAATATCTCCTTACCACATTTTGCAAGACCAATATCTAGGTGTTGTTTTATCAGTTGCTGTATCACACTTATGTCTTGCTCTAAATGATTTTCGTGCAGCAGCGTTATCTTTTCTTATTTCCATGTTAGGATCTCCAAACATAACTTTTTTTATTTTGTCGCCATCCTTAACATAAACCTTAAACTTTTTACGACCATGACCAGGTTCACCTTTACTAATCCTAGAAGGACTATCTAACTTAACTGATTTACCTTGATACTCTGCCATAATTAATTATTATCTTTTTGGTTTTCTTCCACCACCATAACTTTTTTTCTTACCTTTTTTTGTCATTGGCATTTTGTACTCCTGTATATATTTCTACCATAGTAACACAAAACTGCACCGAAGTGCAGTCTTGTCGTACAGTGTGTCCAATACTGTTTTATGAAAGAAAATGAATTAACTTAAACCAACCAACACACAAATTGTCTTATGATTTTCAGCTCTTTCTTTTTCTAATCGTGTACCCCTACACGATACCTAAGACTTTCTTAGGTGTAACCAATATAATATTGTAAATAAATTAAGTGTGAAAAAAATTTTTTTTTATTCTTCTTCAAACTCTTGACATCCAGGACAAACTCCATTTATTAATTCATCTTCCCAGTAAGGGTGGTAACAAACATCACAATCTCTTACAAAAATATCCATAGTGTAACTATAGCAAACCCTCTGTTGCCAGAGGGTTGTACTATACAAACAAAGTAAGGAGGGCTTTGAATTATGTCTAGCAACCAGAAGGTTGGATAAAGACTTCAAGCCTTACTTATGAATAAAGTATAGCATCTTGTCAATATATACAAAGAAATTTACAGGGTTTCTGTGTGATTGATCGTAGGCGAAAGGAGGAAACTCCCACTATTACAAAAACCCTGTAATAAAATACTACCACTAAAATTAAAACCTGTTATAGTAAAAACACAAGCAAAGATTCCTTCCTGCTTTTAGAAAAGGATTCTTGACCAAATAACAATAAAGTGGATTAGCAGGACCATGGTAACTAGCGTAATAGGCTATTACTTCACATTGTTAAATGTTACTGATTTTAGTTCATTCTGGTTTTTGGGAGGGAGTGACACAGGGTTAGCTGTACTCTCTATTTATAGTTATTTATATAAATTACTTTATATAAATTACCCTATTACTGTAAACCATACTTTAATACAGTACCCTACTAGATCTAGTACCACAATATATAGTACCCCTTTAACAGCAATCTTTTCTAGGTTACACACAACACAACACAGGGGGTCACATTAAACCCTACCCCTTTTATAACCTACTATATATAGTGGTACAACATATGGTATGTGTTGTTATAGTTTCTATATATGGTATGACTAGATATAGTGTAGAACATTTGTTCTAGTACAGGTACATAATTTAAACTTTTGCAAGAGGGGGATGCGTTGTTTAAACATTCAAAAAAAAATATATAAAACATGTTGCATAAATTCACAAGTGTAGTAATGTAGATATTACAAACAAACATAAGGAGTACAAATGTACATAGTTAAAATACAAACAAGAGTAACAAAGAATGACAGGAATGCTAATAATAAAGTAATCAGAACAAGAATACTAAAACAAAGGCACTTCAGAGAATTCAAAACAAGAACAGATGCAATTGATTATATTGCAGAATTTGAAGCACAACATCCACAAACAAATAAATATGGCAACACTACAGAAATAACAGGAGCTATAGTTTACAGACAAGTGGATGAGTTAGCTATTGAATTTTATAAGGAGGTAACTAAAGATGAACCTATTGGCGATTATATCCCCGAATTAGAAGAAATTGCATATCAAAGAGAACAAAACAGTAAGGAGGTAAGTTAATGGAGTACGATAATTGGCAACACTTTGATAATGGGGATTCTATTATTATTGTAAATGTTTTCGGATCAGAAGAAGCAGAGCCTGGAGTAAATGTTTACA